AAGTATCAAAAGTATATGAAAAACAATGTTATTTTTAAATTAATAAACTATCTTATTGGATTTTCTAATGTTTTCATCACCCCATAATGGTTGGAGGTTTTCTAATGCCCAACATTTATTAAACTCTTTATCACCTATTTCTTTAATATCAAATGATGAAATTGGGATGATGTGATCTACGTGCCATTGTCCATAATTATCCCAAGTAATATTTCCTGTGAATTTGCTTTCTAAATGTTCTATTAATTGTTCGGGAGTATATTTTAGAATATCAAAATAGTGTCCGTTTTTTTGAATGTTTCTTTCTTTTAATACTTGATAAATTGCAGTTCTGAAATTGTTGATTAACTTATAGAGGGGATTGTTTGCTTTACGGGTTTTTTCGTAATTCCTTTTGGTTTCTCTCCATTTATCAATATTTTCTTCTCTCCATTTTTTGTGGTATTGTTTACGATACTCTTTATTCTGTTCATACCACTCTTTTATGTAATTATTTAATTTTTCTTTATTTTTTTCACGATATTTTTTGTCAGCAACTTTTTTTCCACCTAAAAATTTCCTACCGCTACCTTTGATAATGACACCATTTTCTTTCAATATTCTACTAATTGTAAATGTAGACCAACCAAACTTAATTGATATTTCACGTAAACCTTTTGATTCGTCAACAAACATTTTTTTTAATTCTATAATTTGTTTTTCTGTTGCTATAATTTTTTTCATATATTATAAATATAAACAATTCTCACAAAAAATCAATTGTTAACATTAATAAATAAAAAAAGGGACAATTTCTTGTCCCTTTAAGGTGTTATTTAAGGTTTTTGATTATCTCAATTCTCTTAAATCGAATGTACGAACACCATCAACTGTAATCCGGGCGTAGAAGCGGTTATTCACCATTTTTTTCGCGTATCTTGTCATAATACCTTTGATAGGTGTAAAGTTGAACGGATTGTACATTGTAGGTGTTAATTGTAGAGGTACATACGGTGCGTAGATGTAACCTGTGTCAAGAAGTGAAGTACCTTTATGACCCAACAATACTTGGTTTGGTGGGAAGTAAGGATCACGATACACTTGGTAACGTCCTGCAAGAGTACCAACTCTTTCAATACCCATATTATACTGATCTTGTTCAGGAGATGCGTTAGATACGTGGAAGTATTCTAAATCATCAAAGATTGCTGAAACTTCAGAAGATACAACGATCCAGTTAGCACCACCTCTCAAAGTAGATTTGTGGATTTGTGCTGACAATTGGTTGATTGCTGTAATCAAAGTTTGGTTCCAATCTTTTTGAGTGTAAGATGTGGTTTGTGCAATTCTTCTCCATCCGTTGTAATCCCAACGTAGGTTCCAAGCTGCTCCTTTTCTCAAGTCACGTAGGATTTCACGGTCAATCTCTGCTGCTACTTGTTCTGACAACAACGCTGTCAATTCAGCTTCAGCATCAATGTTATGGAATGCCGCAACGTCTTGTGCCATTTCAGGTGACCACTGTGCTCTTAATTTTCTTTCAGATACAGAAACTGTTACAGATTCAAGATCAAAAGATACTTCACCAATTTGGTCTTCAAACTCAAGGTTTGCATAACGTCTCCAAACTGCGTAGAACGTAGTTGCAGATGCCATAGTGGCTGTTAATGTAGTACCAGTGTAACCATCTAAAGAAGTAGAGTCACAGTCTGCACATACAGGACAAGACAAGTCAACTTCAAGGTAGATACATCCATCAGCATCACAGATATCGTAGTAAGAACCACCATTTCCAGTGCTACCTAAACTACCTCCATTAGCAAGTGCTCCAGGCCAGTTAGTAGATGTTTGAGATCCATATTCTACAATTCCTTTACCGTATTTTTGAGTAACAACTCTAAACAATAAAGAATTTGGTGTGCCATCTGCAGCATAAACAACGTTACAAGGAGTTTCACCTGTTAATGATGATGTATTTTCAGGTGCGAAAATTCTCAAATCAGACAAGAAAGTTTCAGAATCAACCTCCATACCATCAGGACCGATAAGTTTACCATAACCAGCTTGTTGATTCCATCCGCAAAGTTTAACGATAACTTTTCTTACGTTATCACCTGACGCATATTGATAATCAACTAAATTACCATTACTCCAAGCTTGTACAACTGTGTTATCTGTTACCGCAGTCCACTTACCTTTTGAGTAGTCAAACAATCCTGGAGGATCTAATTGTCCTTCAGCACCTTCATAAAATAAATCATAAAGATTTTTCTTAAATGCGTTTGAGTTTGGTGGATAACCTGCACCAATAGTAGATGAGTCAATAGTTGAGTTATTAGGTGATCCAACAGGTGAATAATGATTTGCATTACCTAAATACCCATTATCCGGTGTTTGTTCTACTGAACCTGGTCCGTATCCCTGAATACGAGGTACAAAGAAGAACAATTTACCGATAGGTAAGTTCATTGCTTGTACAGATACGATATCGTTAGCCAACAATTTAGAGAAAACTCTTCTTACGATAGGGAAAACAACCGTTTCAAAAGCTCCGTTTGAACCTTCTGAAGTTGCTTCGTTAATCAAGAAAGAAGCTTGGTTTTCATATAACTGTGCTACGTTTTCTTTTAGATGTCCTTTAAGTCCATCAAGGAACCCTAATTTGTCCCATTTGTTAATTGTGTCTTCTTTGATAACCTTAAGGTGCTTAAGCCCAATGTTACCAACAAGACCTGATTCTAATAATGCTCCCATTTTTTTATTTTTTTTAGGCTTTATTTAATTTATGTATATTATAAATATACGGTTTGTTTAAAAAGTTTATTTTATCTTTGTCATTAAGTCCTTCATTCTCAAGAACTGAGGATTTTCATACGTTTTAGATTCAATAAGATTTGTTGCGGATCCACTTGATGGAGTTTTAACAACAGTTCTTTCAAATGATTCTGTAATCGTATTTTCGGATCCTTTTGATGATGACAATTCATCTTTAATTGATCTGTAGAGATTCTTTGATTCTTTAATAGTTTCAACATTGTCAAATCTTCTTAAGATATTAATCTTTTCTTGTTTTGTTGTTGAATGTTCAGTAAACAATCTTGTTGCGTATGCAAGGTTTGAATTGAATACCGCTACCTCATTTAACTTTGTTCTGAAAAGATTCAATGCCTTTCTATATTCCTCATTTTTTTCTCTAAGTAAATTTAACTCTTCAGTTTTTGATTCAACTCTTAAATGACGTGGTGCTGCTTTTGGTTTGTCCAAACCATTTCTACCCCATCTTTTACCATTACCTAATGTTCTTGAAGCTTCTTTAGTTTCGGCTTTCTTAACCATAGGTTTTTTAGTTTTTTTCTTCTCAACTCCTGAATTGTTAACCTCTTCTTTATATTCAAATTTAGCTTTACCCATACCAACACCTCTAGTTCCTTGTTTCATTTTTGTCTTGAAACCTTCGCCTTGATTTGGTTTTTTGTCGTATTTGAATTTTGAAGCGTTGCCCATACCAACTCCTTTAGCTTTGAATTTGGAAGATTCCATAACATATTCATCTTCTTCCTCTTCTTCCTCTTCGTCATAATCTTCTTCGTAATCTTCTTCATCGTTCATACCAAGTTTATCTGACATTTCAGAGTCCAATTCCAATTCGTAAATTACTCCTTCAGAGTACTCGTCCTCTTCTTCCTCTTCTTCGTCAAACATTTCAAACAATTCATCTTCTTCTTCAAAGTCCATATCCTCATCATCCATGCTTTCAAAGTCCATATCCTCATCATCCATGCTTTCAAAGTCCATATCCTCTTCTTCGTCGTACATTTCTTCAAGTTCTTGTTCTTCGTCTGACTCGCCAAGTTGGATTATGTACTCAACGTCTTCATTATCATCTGATAAATGTAACATTTCGTCATCCTTTTTTACTATGATTCCATCTTCATCACCCATAGCTTTAAACACACGAAGAATTTCTTCGTCTGAAGCACCAGTTAAATCAATGGTATCATCTTCAGTATCCATATCCATAGGCATTTCCATTTCATCCTCCAAACCTTCTTCATCAGATTCTTCGTCTTCCATATCCATGTCCATATCCATATCAACTTCTTCATTATCAGCATCGGTATCAACCTCAGCATCTAAGTCAATCTCATCCTCTTCTTCTTGTTCGTTGAGAGATTCTTTTACTAATGAACTGATTTCCTCCTTCATTGTTGAAGCAAGTATTCCTTTTGCATTTTCATTAAGAGATTCCTCCAAATTCTTGATTTGGATAAACGCCTCTTCTACTAATGATTCTTTTTTAGCCATTATTTTTAAATAGATTTACAAATAAATACTTGATAATCTCAAAAAATTTCTTTTGGCATAGTTTTTAGGATAAAAAAAATAAAATAAGAACAAAAAAAAAGGATGAACATTTGTCCATCCTTAATAAATTTTTAAAAATTTAGTTATTCAATAACCTCATCAATTTTACTTTCGGTGATTGATGTGATTCTCCAATCCATCGTATAATGTTCATACACCTTTGTTACCTTTGCTTCAACATCGGTTGGTGTATATCCCAAAACCAATTTTTCTTCTTTTACTTTTTTTACTTTACCTGATTCAGTATCCAACAAATCAGACGTGATTTTTGCCACAAAATATTTTTCTCCTTGTTCCATAATTTTTTATTTACCCAAATAATCGGATAAACGTTTCATTAAGTCAAGTGATTTGTTTCCTGTTTCGCCAATATTTCTTTCTATTGCCATTTTTTTGTCTTCCTCTAAATTTTCATCAAATTTCATTCTGTCGTTTTTGTCAAGGAAAAGATATGCACCAGGTGTAGATGGGGAAGATACCAAGTCAAAACAAATCAATTCAAAATCGTCTTGGACTTCATTTTGTTCTCCAACCTTTTTTAAAGAACCAACACCGCGAGAAGATATACCAAGAGTAACACCTTGTCTTAAATAGTTAGCTGCTAAATCTCCTTTTGTTGAGCAGATTCCACTTTCGTGAAATCCTGGGCTTGTAAGTAATTTTAACTTTCCTAATAAAACAGGACCATCCCACCATACTTCAGTTATAATATGAGATACTCTATCTAAATCAATAAGAGATGATTCGGGATGATTTAATTCTGATAACGCAGTCCCCTTATCTATCATCTTTTTATAATTTTCTGCCTCCCTCTTTAAAACTTTTTCAGGATATACCCTTCCGTTTCTATTTGGTGTATTGTATTTTTGAAGTACTGCATAAAACTCAAACGGTTTTGAGTAATCCAAAAAGTTTTTTGATTCCTTAATGATTTCTGAATTATACTTATCTTTTGGATCAATGTAACCAGCGTCGTACTCAACAAG